GTAATTAAGATCTTCTGCTGTATTACTCATAAAGTTATTGTAGTAGAACCTGCTATATTTACTGTAACCGTTCCAACATTAGATGTCATTTCAAACCCTTTATTTAAAGTCCTATCTCCTATATCAACCCATTTGTTACCTGTATAGACCTGTAAAACACCAATAGTCGTGTTCCAAATAATACTACCATCGTTGAAGTTTAGCTTATTTTTTTCTTGATCGTTGATTTGTCTTACATTATCTAAATCAATTGCGCCTAAATTTATTTCAAGAAGCCTTATAAGACGGTTGAAAAGCTCTGGAGATACGTCATTTTGGGCTAACGGCAACTGAGTCTGTAGCAACTTACTCATCTCTTGCCGTCTGGTTTTATATCTATCCTAGTAGCACCTAAGCGCCAACCAACACCTAAATTACCGTTATTATCTGCGTCATCGTTAGATTCAATTCGTAGCGCCATTTGCCTTGCTCTCGCTCTTATAAAGGATTGTTGTGTCGTGCTTTTAATTTCATTAGTTGAATTAGTAGTTAAAGACTCACCTGGAAAGTTTCTTGTTTTAACAACCACATTTACAGAGCAGTCATTTTGGTTTTCTATAAACTTAAAATCAGGTATTACTCTACGAGCAAAAGCAAACTGGTCTCCATCCCCAAGATCAAAGTCCGAACTTTCTATAAAAACACCAGTCATAGGTGATCCGTCGTCATCAAATCCTACTTCTTGTTTATATAGATACCCCCCACTTACAGCCCTAGGATAATTTTCTATACCTGAGTCTAGCCAAGCAGTTCTATTTAATTGACC